AAAATCTATTTTTAATTTTTCTGATAGTATCATTACTTCTATATTTACAACTTAAATTTTTGCATTCTATTTGTTAAGCCTCCACTACTTGTAAGCTTTTCTAAAGTGAAACTATAATCATGACAGACTAGTTGTTTACCTACCCAACCAAAATTATCTGCTTTTATATCAGTGAAATAATTGGGTATTTTATCTGGAGCCTTTTTCCACTTCTTGTCATCCTTATAGAAAGGTTCTGTTTTCTTTTGTAGCATTACAAGACCATTATTACTTATCCAGCTACATTCTGCAAACCATTTTTTATGCTCTGTCTCCATTACTGCTCCCCAAATCCTATACTCACTCCAATTTTCTCCACACCCGTCTTCCCTCTCTATTTTAATTACCCAATTAGGATCTAAAGGGTATTCATATACATCCCTGAAACAACCTTGTCCTAGTAAATCCCCGCATAAAAAGTCTATTATCTCTAAACTTAATATTGGATTATCTAAATAAGAAAGTTTTTGTTTGTATGCTTCTGTCATTTAATTTTATTTCTCTAATCGTTTTTCAATTTCTTCTAAATTCAAATAACAAACTAACTTCGTTATTGAACATGTAATCTATTTTATCTAAAATACCTTCTTTATCACACTCCCTAATAAAATCCCTGAATCTATCTTTTTCAGCTTCATCTAGTTCTCCACTCCAAGTCATTATTCCTTCTATCCTGTGAATAAATCTATCATATTTATATTTTTCTTCTCCTTTCATTTTTCTGCAAATTTAAACATTACTCCTATACTTCCTTCTACAATACCCTTTGATTCTAAGTCGGGTCTTCTCTGATACTGTATTCTTCCTGATATACCAAATTTAGGAAATACATAATACACCGCTTTTACTCTTGACGCCCAGCCAATAGTAGTACCCCACCCAGACCTATCGTAATTTAATCCAAATAACTGTTTTCTCATTACATTGGAGAATGATGCGCCAACTGCTATATCCAATACATCACCTTTAGTTAAATAATAATCTACTCCCATACCATAGTTCTGATAGTCTTCTTTATCAAATCTACCGTAGTACAGATACACACCTATTTTATTTGCCCTGGCTCCTAACTCAAGGTCAACATCTAATACTTTAGTTGCATTATTGCTTAAATCTATATAAGCATCTGTATCTCTCTGGGCATATAGAGAAAAGCTTAATAAGATTAATAGATAAATTAGTGGGTTTTTCATCTATGAGTTTTTAATATAATTAGTTAAATAAGCATTTATGTTATCACGTCCAACTGGGTTAGCACTGTGAGTGTACCACTTTGGAAGGCTTTTCTTATTATCTATGCAATAGTTTACAAGCCACTTAGTACAGTCAAAGCCACTTAATGTTTCACGTTTTAGTTTTCTGGCAGCACGTTTTGACATTCCTTTAGAAACTCTTTCTTTAGCAATATCTTCACCCAAATCGTGGTCAAAGTTAATTGCATCAGGTAAACCATTTTCTTCTATCCAAGCGGTAAATTCATCGTAACTTTTTACCCAGTGTATTTCTACATCTCTTCCAATAGCACTGAACATCATCCAGTCTACTTCTTTGTCAAATGGATTACGATAATCGTCGAGCCAAAGCAGCTTTTTCATAGTTTTATATTAATGTATCATTTATAGTGAAAGTTCTTGGAGTTAATTCTTTAAGTAAACTAAAAAACTGTTTGTACTTTTTTAAACTTTCATCTTTTTCCTTCTCTCTTGCCTTACTATGTTCTATATAGTAATTAATTAGAGACTCTCTTTCATTAGTCTCATCTAAATTTTTAATCGTTTCTATTGCCTTTACTAATCTGTTATCTCTTTGGTAATATGCCATTTTTGGTATTTGTTAATTATATATTATCTTGATTTTCCATTATCTTGTCTTTCTATTGGTTCTCCTTTTTTAAACATAACTAAAAGCGCATGCGCCTGATACACTGTTGCTACAACAACTAAAATTAAAAGAATAGTTAAAATTATATCAGTTACCATCTTTTTTAGTTTCATTTGACAACCTTTTTATCGTATACGCTTACAATACGATTCTTATCAACATCTTCCCAGTCCCAGTAATCATCAGACTCTTTCAATCTTTCAATAAACCAGTTTAAGCCTTTTGTATCATCTGCTTTTATCATACTATTTTATCTTTAACTCTTCCATTATAATTTGCTTTGGTAAGAAATTCCAACAATAGTATGCTGTACTAAATGTTATTTTATTTTGTATCTCACCATTATTCATAAACTTCATACGTTTATCAAACATCAAAAGCTGTAAGTCTTTGTCTTTAAACAGTTTCTTGGGTGCTGCGTCATTTAGCCACAAAATTGGAGATAGCATCGCAAACGGTTTTTCAAATGATAGAGTTTTTTCAAAGAATTTTCGCTTGTTTGTAAATGGTGCATTACTAATAATTATGTCCCAGTGATCTTTAGGTTCCCACTTAAAAAAGTCTTGTCCTGTATCTATATGGCTGTGTACAACAGTATTTTGTTTGCTTATTTGTTTTACAAACTCACTATCTGATCTATCAAATGGACACCATACAACAGCTCCTTTAGGTATATACTTTAAGATAGGCTCTACCCCATAGTCTAAAGTGAAGCATTCGTCATTCTTACCTTTTGAATATAAGATGTCTTTACTTTCCATTATATCTCTGTATTTGTAATTTTACCATAGCTTCCAAATGCCCATACTAAGAATATAAATATTCCTAAAAATATACCTACTGCTATTACTAATAGAAATATTATAAATCCCATCTGTCCTGCTTATGAAACATTCTTTCTATAGCTCTCCATATTAAAAACAGTCCAAATACTACAATTACAAATTCAGAAATTGTTTTTACATGGATAATCAACCACAGTCCTATAAAGATGTGTATTAAAGGGTATATCCAAGTATAAAGTATTTTCATGATTTTAAAGTTATATTTGTTCCCTGTACTTTATTAAATTCACCTAACTGTCTTATAATCAAGGCACACATATTATAATACTCCTTTTTTTGAAAAAACTGTAAAGCTATCTCTGTATATTCTTTTCCCAGCTGAAATAACATTTGTTCATAGTTTTCTGTCTCAACTAAAAGTATCAATAGTTTAATTGTTTCCTCATCAGGGAATATATGTAAATCTTTTTCCTTAGTCTTCGTAAAATTGGTTATCTCCGTCTTCCAACTCATAGTTAACGTCTAAATTTAGTATTTCTTCGTTCATTTCGTAATACCGTGAGAACTCTTTCTTATCTGATTTCCAATCACCTTTCATTTCAGGAAACATCTCTAATAATTCTTCTGTCTGAATTAGTACCTCATACTCTGCCTTTATATTACTTCTGTCCCGCATATACATTGTCTTTAAGCTTGTTGTACAGACTAATATAATCTGATTCAGTTAGGGTCTTTGGTATTCCATCAATTTCATAAACAACAGTGTCTTTACCTTTAGTCTCATTTATCATAATGGCTTTAATAAAGTGCTTTGTAGACTTAACTCTCTTTCCAGTTTCTGCATCATCTGAATAAGAAGGTCTACTCTCGTGGGATAGATACGTACATTGTTTTCCTAAGTCTCTCTTTATCTTATTAATGTGGAAGTGATGAAAGTTCATTTCTATCATCGTATCCATCTTAGAGTTTTGCATACCATCAATCTGATGCAGCATGCTTTTGTTATTTGAAGTTGTGTTCATAGTGTTTTTTATTTCTTTTACAAATATAAGGCAAATTATAATACTATGCAAATATTCTGTTAATTATATCTTAATTAGTTTCAAGTAACATCTTTTCTTTGCCCTCCTCTAAAACTTTATCTTTAAATAAAAGGTATCTTTCTTTTGCTATTTTAAATACGGGCATTAAAACTCTGGTAGAATAATCCTTATCGTAGTTAGCATGACATTGGTTCTCCGAGAAAATTCCGCAGAGGTATAAAATGTTTAAATCCTCCGTAGCAACAGATTTATATTTACCTTTAGAAAGTGAATGGGCAATTTCATCAACCCCTGTTCCCCTGAGCTTATCTCCACAGTTCTCACATACTTTCTTTTCATTGATAACTATTTGTATATGTTTTATAAAAAAGTCTCCATAACCCTCTCTATCAGCTTTACGTTTCTCCATACCTTTCTTTGTAAACTTCTTTATAGGCTTGTTAGAAGATTTTATGGGAGATTTCTTTAGAACAGTTTTATTCTCTGTGTACTTATTAAGTTGTTTTGCATGTAGAGGGCAGCAACTTTTTCCAAAGTGCTCACTATCCTTGTTCTTAATCTTTGATCTAATAGAGCCTGTCCACTGACAGTCTTCTATATCACATTTGTATGTCTTATTTTTCATAACTCTTGGGTATAAAAAAACCAGGTAGTCCAGTACCTGGTTTCAATTCTAAAAAACAAACCTGCTATGGAAGGCAGCAGTGGAGAGGGCAAGACTCGAACTTGCATTTGTCAAGCTATTATTATACTTTATTACGTAATTAAGTACTTTTATTCACCTATCATTCAATCGTGGTTGCAAACTCCACAGCGGCTAACCAGTTTCGCCACCTCCCCATTTGCCGTCTTTCCGAGCTGTAAGAATTGTTTAGGTACTGTTGGAGAATTTCTTTCTCCGCATAGCTGACTTACCCTTCAGCGAGACCCTTGTTGCAGCCCCGTCTCGACTTCTATAACTGCATCGGGATAATCATAATACGTTGATAACCAACAGATTAGAACGGCAATTTATCATCCTCTTCTTTTTCCTCTTTTGCTTTCTCAGCTACTGCTGTAGCTTTTGTAAGTGGTTGAGTAGCTTTTACTGGCTCAGGCTTTGTAGTCTCAGCAGGGCTGTCAAACTTGTGTTCTACCTCTTTTTGAACAGCATAATAGAACTCTGTCTGTGGTGTAAAGTCCCAAACAGTTTCCCCTGCCACTTCTTTTTGAGTAGGTTTAGGCACATCATTAAAATGTATATACCCTGTAGTAGGTGATTTGTTATCATCTGTCTTTTCCCTGTCTAAATAGTTGATATAAATATTAAGGTTTTCATACGTCTTACCGTTCTTTCCTACGGACTCTGACCTTACTGCGGCTAAAGAAACCCTCTCTCCTGTATCTAATCCTCTCATAGCACTAAGAAGAGCTTTAGACTCATCTGTATACCCACCTTTGTTTCTAACGTTCATAGAAACTTTGTTCACTGTGTCCCCATCTTCTAAAGATAGTTCGAGAAACTTAAGAGTTCTTCCTTCATAGGTAATTTCTCTTACACCAAACTCTTTTGGAATCCCCTCCACTTTATCATGGTACTGGTGATAAGTTTTTTTACCCTCACCATAAGTTACTTCCTCATATCCGTCTGTTGGTACTTTTTCCTTAAGATAGAGCTTCCCTTTTCCTTTACTAATACTAAAATTTCTGTACGTCATTTTACTTTTGTTTTACTTTTGTTGTTAATTTACTTTTTATTTTTACCCATAATTCTAAGGCGGGGTAATACCATTTATTCTTTAATATAATTTCTTCTATCTCATTTAAAGATTGTTTTACAATAAAGTTTTTGCCTGAGTCCAAGAACACTGTGCAGCCATCCTTCGGTTTATCATGCTCGATAATAAGGTCTATACTATCTTCTCTTACACTTGCAAAACCCTCTACCTTTTTGTAATCCTCATCTTTAAAATCTAGCGTATCAGTACCGCCTTTTTCAGGATTAGGCAAACCTAACTTTTCCCAGAAGTCCTCTTTGTCATCAAAAGACTCGTACTCTACTAATCTCTTTTCGGCTTCCTCTGTTAAAACTTCTGATACAACTGTTAATCTTACCATACAAATATACGATTTTTATTTTAATATACAATACTATTTTACTTTTTATTTTTCAACTGCCAGTATAGCATCATTGAATTACAAGCATAGGCGGTTAAATGTCCTAGTATCTCTTTACCGTCATCAAAATTACCTTTCATAACTTCTACGTGATGCCTATTTTGTGCTTGAATTAGTTTTTCTATATCCATAGGTTTCTTCCAGTTATAGGGGGGATATTTGTCTTTCTTATTGTCTTGCATCCTCTGTGCCATAGCCTCTATAAATTCCCAGTCTAACTCGTAGTTTAGTTTTCCATCTTCCTCTTTGATACCTTCTTGCTGAGCTTTCTTATTAGGTGTTTTTTGCTTTGAAGTATCTATAATGTATACTCCACAATTTAAATCCTTCTCTGTACTATATGTTTTCTTTAACTCTCCTGTAAGTGTTTTTATCCACTTATCTAACATCTTCTTCATATCCTCATCAGAAAGTCTCACATAATCAGGTAAAGGTATATCTACCGTAGATTTCTTCTCTATAAGACCAGGAAATTTTATACCTTCATAATTAAATGTAGTTGAGGTTTCATAGCGAAGCATATCATCTAATTTCTTTTGTATATTTTTTTGAGTCTCTGATACTACCTCATCACTAAGAAGTTTTTTACATAAAGACAAACAATGTACAATTTCTAAACAAGTTTTAGATCTACATTCATCTTTAGCTTTAGGTGTTTTATAAGTATACCAAAAACTTTTGGGTTCAATACCTCCCCAATCTTCTTCACCTGCATTTACATAAATAGAATCCTCATAAGAATGTAGTGAAGCTCTGCCTGTATTTTTATAGCCAAAAGCCTCTAAATCTTTTTCAATGTATTTTAAATCTTTGTTTTTTGACACAAAGGAAAAATGTTTATATACCATATTCATATTTTTTATCAAACCGTTCTTTAATTTGTTTTATTACCGAATTCATATCCCATGTATTCATCATACACCATTGTTGGAATTTCATGACAAACTGTATTGAGTTAACTCTACTTCCACCCGACTCTAAAAAGTACTTGTGTAAAAAGTCGTAGTCGCTTGTTTTTTGACTCCTTAAAGCCTTGTAGGTATCTTTATTCATTATTTCAAATAATCAATGATCTTATTAATATCTTCATTTCTGTGATTTTCAGTAAGTTCTATCCAGCCTACCAACCCTGAGTCTCTTAATTTCTGAATAGTATAATAACAAGAGTCTTTGTTAATACTTTTATGAATCTGTTCTTTACTAATAGTAAAAATCATTTTACTGTCTTTTCCAAGTCTAGTTAAAATCTCTACAAATTCCCTATAAGTTAAATCCTCCCCTTCATCAATGACCATAACAGCACTACAGATAGTTCTGCCTTTGATCTTCCCATTGTATTGAACTTTTATGTCCCCCTCCTTCAACATCTTATCTGTTGTAACTTTAGACTGACAAGCATTCATATTATCTAACATTGGCTGAGTCTCAAGCATTAGCTTCTCTTCTAAAGTGCCCGGAAGTGCTCCGAGAGCTTTGTCTGGAATAAAAGGTCTTGATAATACAATCTCATTAAATTCCTTTTTTCTAAAAGCTTTAATAGCAGCAGCAACAGCTCCTAAAGTTTTCCCTGTGCCCCAAATTCCCTCTACAAAGACTACATCATACTCATAGAGTAAAGTAGATATTTCTTTTTGCTCAGGGTGTAAAGTAATAGATAGGCGAGGTTCATTTTTTAACAGTCTTTTATCTTTATTCTCTTTAGCCATATTTAACTTTTTGTTTTTATAAAGTTACAATTTTATTAACACTTAACCAAACATATTTAGACTTTTTTATTTTACACTTTTATAAAATCCATTGTAATGTTAAGTTCTCCTCTAAAATACCTTTTTAGTTTACTATATTCTATCCCATAAATGTCTGAAATTTGTTTAACCTCCTCATAATAAATACCGTCTTTTACAGATAAATAATAGCTAAAATCACCCTGTCTTCTTTGTATGCGTCTTATTTGATACTTAGCGTATAAATCAACACCACTCTCATAATCTTCTAAAAACATATAATCTGTGTTATTAGGATTATCCCCTTTTAATTTAGCATATAAAGCTTTATAATTTAAATTATGCTCCTTACATATATCTCTTATTATTGAAGGCTCTTTTGTTTTTATATTAATACACTTTTTTGAATTACTCTGAGCTATTTTTTCTACAATATATTCCTCTCTCTTTTTACCTCTGTGGGGGTGTTTATCACTCAACATAACATCCCTGATTTTTTGTTTTTGATCTTCACTAAGTTTTCTACCATAGCTAGGATGAGCTTCACCTGTTCTGCCATACATAGGATGATCTTTGCCTTTGACTTTTCTGAGACCCCTCATAAATTCTGCTTGACCTTCTTTGTTTTTAAAAGTCTCAGACATATTTTTTCTCCAAGAATCTACATCTTCTTTTGATCTACCCTCTCTCCAATCCTTTCCATACATCGGGTTATTCTTACCTGACATTTGTTTTGATAACTTCTCTCTCCTCTCTTCTGATATAACTCTCGGTAATACGTCTGTCTCGGTTAAAACACAATTCAAGCCGTTCTTTCCTAAAACCTCGTAATAATCTTGCCAGTACCTTTCACGAATATTCATTTCTTCAAACTCACACTTCTCTATAATCTCAAAGGTGTGCTCATCCCATCCATATTTTTCTACAGAGTGTTTAACTCTAGGTTGATATTTATAGCCCCTTCCATTTCTGTAAGAGTTTCTTCTACTTGATAAATTTCTACTTTGTCCAATATAAATTTTTCCTGTGGGGCTGGTTATTTTGTAAATACCACAGACCTTCTTGTATGCCATTTTACTATAAATGCAGAAACCCTTTCTCTGAAGTTACCGCCAAGTAAAACTAAAGAAAAAGGGTTCTATATAAATATTTCCTGAATCTTGGCGGATTTACTACAAAGATAGTAATAAAGCCTAAGTGTTAAAAATTTGTTAACTCTGCCTTGATAAATTTAATCTGTAAAGTCTGTATTTGATCTATACCATTTTCCTGCTATGTGACTATTATAATACTTACCCTCCTGTTCTAGTACACTTTCACAAAAGAGATGTTTATTTTCCCAATAATTTAACATAGAGGCTTTTTTAACAAACCTTAATATATATCTAGTAACAACTGCTCCATTTTTTATATCTTCTTTAAGCATGTCATTTGAACCATAATAGCCCATAAATCCATTATCCTCTACACTTTCTTCATAGTAAATCCACTCCCCCTTTTTTCCACCTTTTTTAGATTTATATTTTCTAAGCTTTCTTTTATCGGGGTAAGTTTTTAGTTCCCTGGAACCTATAATACGTTTCTTATTTCTCCAAATTAACTTTTGACCTATATACTCCTGATACCTTCCTCCAGCCACACAAAGGCAGTATATTATGCCGTCATATTCTTTGTACTGTTCAGGTACGTCTTCTATACTTTGTATTGTCTCACCATTATATTGCCAACTCATTATTGGGGGATGTTTTTGGGTTACTTGTTGTATGTTCCTTCTACTTCTCTTTTTAAGCGGTCTATTTGCCTGTGTCTAAGCCAGTGTAAGGCTTCTTCTAACTTGGTTATAACAATAGCGGTTTCTCTGCTTGGAACTAATTTGTTTTTAAGCTTCAAATCATAGATCATAACACTCATCAAATGCTCGTGCAAAGTGCCCACCCTTTTTTCAACATCTACATCATTAATCTTAGAGCCCCTAACAAAGTGTAAAACCTGTGATTCCTCCTCTAACTCAACAATACCTTTACCGTCTACAACTTCATATACTGGAAGTTCATAAGTTGTACCTTCTTCTACTATGTAGAAATGCTCTTTTAAATCTATATTCATAATTTTTGTTTTATTTAATAGCTTCTGTGAAATCCATATAGTATTCCTTTCCAATTTTAAAGAAGCTGGCGGCAGGTACTTCCCCGTGAATTGCTACTTCTAAATTTCCAGATGGTGTAGCGGTATTGAAGTCTTTATTTTCATCACTTCCATCCATAACTGGCGTCATCCTTACTTTTTTATCCCACTCATTTTCTTCAATGGAATTACATCTAAACTTTGCTCTTACTGTTTTCATAATTTTTGTTTTAATTGTTTATTATTCTTTTACACAAGACTTTGCTTGCTCGTTATTATTTTCACCATTAATTTTTCTTAAAGCGTCCCATATTTGGAATTGCATATATGCTAACTGACTACAAAGTTTTTCGTGTCCAAAACTTTTTATATAGTCTTTAAGTTCTTCCTCTTGAAAAGACCCCTCTGCTTCTCCAATTTCATAATAAGATACATCGGTATCTGTAACATAACTTACTGTTGCTAATTTTTTTCTTTCTGCTCCCATTGTATTTATGACTTAATTAGTAAAAAAGTTCTTTACCTACTTTCAGTTATAGGATATTATTACCGTCTATCAACTCACACCAAAATTGACGGCAGGATTGGTCACTTAATAACACATCTTAAATAAACAATAGCTTGTGGTGTACACTCATTTACTCCCCACACAGGGTACTACTATTTATATTAAATCAAAGAACTTTAGTCTACTCTTCTATTACTTCTATTATAACTTTAATTTTCTTAAGCCCTATAATATAGGAATAATCTGTTCTCCCATTAACAACATCGTCTGATAACAGAAAGTCTAAATTATTTTTAAATATTTCTTCTATACTTCTCATATTATTTTTTTATTAGTAAGTCTAAAAAGTTCTTTGCCCCGTCATTACATATCTCATGAGTATCAAGATTGCCAAAATCTATATAAGACCGTGCTTCGGCTTTTCTCATAAATTCGTCATAAATAGACATAGCTATATTTGCTTGCCAAACATAGTAATAACTACCCTCAGACTTATCTTTTTCAAACTCCTTAGTTAATCTCTCAACCGCTTGTTTAACTGTTATTTCTTCCATGTTATTCTTTCTTTAATTCAACCGCAAGTGCCGCTTCCCCTTGCATGTCTAATAGCTTCTCCATGTCATCAAAACTTATGTAGGCGTATCCATTTCGACCCCAAGATTTGCTCCATGAATTCTTAATTCTAAACAGCTTCTTTTTAGTATTTATACCACAAAGCAAATATGCGTGTCCTCCCATAGGTTGTCCTGTAGCAGTTATAAGACCATCTTCATTTGGAAAGAACATGTCATAAAACCAGTACGTTCCTACTACAACTGGGGCAACAGTCAAAACAGCTAATATAAGTTCATCTATATTTTGAGTCCACCTGTATTCTGATATATACCCTTCTCTCTGTAGTATCTTAGCTCCTGCTCTAACTGAGGTTCCATCGTATTGCTCTCCAGGCCAAGAGTCATTCTTTTGACACTCATTATATAACCAAGTAGGGTTTAAAACAGGCGGTTCTTTGTGGTTCTGGGTAACTGACCCCCCTTCTAACCAGTGCAACCATGCATAAGATACGCATTGGCTTGTGGCTTTTTGATCTCCCCACCAATCTTGCCCCCAGTAGTATTTAAAATGTCTTTTGGGGGCTTTTACTGGAAGCATTGCTTTCATAGGAAAATTAGCATCCCTTTCATCTGGGATATAAATTCTTCCTAACTTCTCTTTTAATTTGTCTAAATCTTTTTCTGGCATGTTATTCTATCATTTTTAAAACTAAACCTTTGATCTCTTCAAATAGTTCTGGGTTATCTTTTAGCACTATTACTAGACTTTGTTTTCCTTGGGCAAGGTTAGAACCGTCATAAGCAAACCAAGAACCTTTCTTTTCTATAACACCTGTTTCTACCGCTATATCTATAAGCTCTCCAATTTTATCTATACCTTCACCGAAGATTAAATCATAAGTCGCTGTCTTAAAGGGTGTTGCTGTTTTATTTTTAATAATTTTTCCTTTTATTGCGGCTCCGATAATTTCTCCTGCTGCATTTTTGATGTTAGGGCTAGCATATAATCTTACTCTTGTAGAACAGGCAAATGGAATTGCCTTACCTCCCAAAGTAATGTTTGGGTCCCCCATGAACTTGCCAATATCAATCCTCAACTGGTTAATTAAAATTATAGTGGTCTTGCTTTTATTAGCAATAGGTACAATTTTTCTCATTGCTTTCGCACACATGCGAGCAACAAGTCCAATATTATTATCTCCCATTTCTCCTTCAACTTCTTTAGTGGCAATTAACCCACCTACAGAATCAAGTATAATAAGATCAACTGCTCCAGTTTTTGATAAAGCCTCTACAATATCCCAAGCTTCCTCCCCGCCATTTGGTTGTGAAAAAATTAACTTAGAATTATTCACTCCTAAGCTTTCTGCGTACTCCCTGTTATAAGCCGCCTCTACATCTATAAAAGCACAAACTTTATTATCCTTCTGAGCCTCTGCAATGGTTTCTAATACAAGCGTAGTTTTACCTGTTCCATTTTCTCCCGCAATTTCGTTGATTCTTCCAACAGGCCATCCACCCCCTAGTTTTCTATCTAGGTCAAATGAGCCTGATTTTAATCTATCTATATCTATTTTGTGGTTTTCATCCATTAAAAATATAGACCCTTTACCAAATCTTTTGTCTATAAAAGCCAATGCTTCTTTTAATACGTCTTTTTCTTCTTCTTTCTTTGCCATAATTTTTTATAATGTAAAGTTAACTTATTAACAACCAAATGTTAATTACTCTATTGTAAATAAGGCGTCAGATTGTTTAATTAATCTATAAGTTACTTTATCCATAATATATTCTACACCTGTATGTATTCCTATAACAATAGACTGTCCTTTTGTTAAGAACATTTTTACATTTGTGCCATCATCTTTAACACCGTCTCCTACAGCAGCTACTTTTACTTCCATAAGTTTATTTCCTGTGTCAACTTCTTTAGTTAAAATAATACCACTATCGGTGATATCTTCTTTTTTAGCCTCAAT